ACGTCTTTCTCTTTTCTGCAAACCCGATAGCAGCAGAAAGAATGAGAGACAAACTAACGGAAATAAAAACACTACTAGGATACGGCGGATCAGAAGTCTTTCCAAAACAAATACAATTAAAATCAGCAGATGACACAGGTAATTTTTTAAACCTACCATACTTTGGTGGTGAAGATACTACACGTTACGCATTTAGAACAGATGGTGAAGCTGCAACACTAGAAGAATTTTACACTATATACAGTGATATAAAACAAACAGATATTACAAAAATAAAAATAGAAAGACCAGTAACAGAATATTCAGATGCACCACCGTGTATAGAACTTATGGCTATGAATAAAATACCAGAAGGTGGTAGAAATAATTCTATGTTTCATTTTGGTGTGTATGCTAAAATGAAATGGCCTGCGGAATGGAAAAGTAAGATGACTTTGTTTAATGCAACAGCATCAACAACACCATTAAGTGAGTCTGAAGTAGAAATAATTAAACGTCAACACGATAAAAAAGAATGGGGTTACAAATGTAATGATACTCCTATGTGTAACTTGTGTGATAAAAAATTATGTAGAGAAAGAAAATATGGTATTGGAGAAGAGATAGTGTTTCCTGCACTAACTGATTTACAAAAAATTAAATTAGAAAAACCATATTATTATCTTAACGTAGATGGACAACGACTGCATCTTGAGAATGTAAAATTTTTAAAACAACAAAGTTTATTTCAAGAAGCGTGTATGGAACAATTAGATTTTAAACCACCAACAGTAAAACCAAAAGATTGGGACATGATAATAAACCCACTGATGAAGAACCACGAACCAATAGATCCACCGGAAGGTGTTGCAACACAAGATCAATTGCAAAATCATTTAGAAACGTTTTGTTTAGATAGACATGTCGGTTCAGATATAAAAGATTTAAAACGTGGTGGTGTATTAACTAAAGAAGGTTATCATCATTTTGTATTTGACAGGTTTTATAACGACTTTTTAATTAGAAGACGTTGGGATGTGGGTTATCAAAGAACAGCGCAGATGCTAAAAGAAACATGTAACTGTGATGACAAACGTATTGGTAAAGAAAGAATTTCTGTGTTTGTTGTAAAACAATTTGATAAAAAAACAGATGACTACAATCAAAAAGAATTAAAACCAAAGGATGTATTTTAATGGTATCAGAACAATTACATTTATTTCAAGATTTTTCTAATAAAAATTTAATTAAAAATGTAGATTACGTAGATCTTTCTACATTACCAGATGATCCAATGAGAACAAAATATGGTGATTCAGGTTTTCAATATAATGATCTTCCTAAAGACACATACACTATATATAAAACCGGAGGTTTAAATAAATATAAATTGGAAAAAGGAAAAATATTTCCATTTGTTCAAAACAAAAACACTGGAAAAATTTTACAAACCACTTCAACTAAAACAGATCTCTATCCTAAAGTATCTATAACTGTGAAAAACTTTTGTATAATTGCAAGAATGCATCGTTTAGTTGGATTAGCTTTTTTTACACTTCCTGATACTTTTTATGTTCCTAAAAAAAATTGGGTAGTTAATCATGTAGATCACGATATAACTAATTATGAAGTTTCTAATTGTGAGTGGATTACACAAAAAGAAAACTGTCAGGATAAAAAAGATTCTGTAAAAGAACAAAAAAAAATTAAATTTATATTTTCATGATAGATGGTGTAGCATTAATAACAGTTATATGTATAGCGGCATGGTTAGTAAATAATATATGAGAACGATTGTATTAGGACCACCAGGTACAGGTAAGACTACAACTTTGTTAAATAAAGTTGATGATTATTTAAAACAAACTGATCCTGACAAGATAGGTTATTTTGCATTTACACAAAAAGCTGCACACGAAGCAAGAGACAGAGCAATTAAAAAATTTAATTTAACAGAAGATGATCTACCATATTTTAGAACACTACACTCACTAGCATTTAGAAAACTAGGATTAAAAAAAGATCAAGTTATGCAAGAAAGACATTACAGAGATTTGGGAGATAAGATAGGTTTTCCAGTAGGATCAACAGCTTACGAAGAAGACAATGATGGTATTAGTTGTAAGTTTAGTTCTAAAAGTGAGTATTTAAGAATGATACAGTTAGCAGAACTTAGAAATATAACTCCAGAACAACAGTTTGATTTAAAAGAACACACACAAGATTTGGAGAGAAGCAAGCTAACAATAATACACAATGAATTAGCAAGATACAAAAAAGATTATTCATTAATAGATTTTAATGACATGATAACAGAGTTTACAAAATCAGATAAATCCCCAAAGTTTGATGTAGTGTTTATCGATGAAGCACAAGATCTTTCATTAATGCAGTGGGATATGACACGATCTATTTGGAATAAAACAAAAGATACTTTCATTGCAGGAGATGATGACCAAGCAATTTATAAGTGGGCTGGTGCAGATGTAGATTCTTTTATTACACTAGAAGGACAATACTTACCACTTACTCAATCATATAGAATACCTGCTAAAGTACATGGATTAGCAATGGGTATAATTAATAAAATTAAAAATAGAATAGATAAATCTTGGAAACCTAGAATTAGTCAGGGAAATTTATACAGACATTTTGATGTAGATAGTATTGATATGTCACAAGGTGATTGGTTAGTTTTAAGTAGAACAAGACATATGTTAAATAACATAGGTGAGTCTTTGTACAGACAAGGATTGTATTATGAAAACAGATATAAACGAAGCAGTGAAAAAGAATTACACAGAGCAGCGACGTCTTGGGAAAATTTAAGAAAAGGACATTTAATATCTTACAAAGAAATAGAAAACATAATTAAATATGTTGGTCCTAAAAATTGGCATGCTAAAAAAATAAAAGGTATGGCTAAAGGATCTTTTTATGGAATAGATCAACTTGTAAAAGATTACGGTCTACAAGTTAAAACAGTTTGGTACGAAGCATTTGATATTGCAGGACAAACTAAGGTAAACTATCTTAGGAAGATGAGAAAGAATGGTGAGAAACTAAACGAAAAACCTAGAATTGAGTTATCCACTATACATGCAGCTAAAGGTGGTGAAGCAACAAATGTTGTGCTATTAACAGATCTTACAGAAAATACTATGAGAAGTTATGAAAGAAATCCAGATGACGAGAATAGATTATTTTATGTAGGTGCAACAAGAACGAAAGAAAACTTACATATAATAGAACCAAAGAAATACGAAAAAGGATACATACTATGACAAATAAAGATATGTTTAAATCAACAAACTACAATTCTTTAGAAGACCAGATAGGTGGGAAGCACTATCGATCGATGAAGATACAACCTGCTGAATTTATAAATGAAAATAAATTATTATTTGCGGAAGGCAATGCAATCAAATATATTTGCAGACACCAATCAAAAGGAAAAGCAGAAGATATAGAAAAAGCGATACATTATTTAGAAATGATATTAGAAAGAGATTATGATGCCGGCTAAATTTATAGTTAAAAAAACAATACAAGTTGATACACATGAGTTTGAATTAGAAATTTATCCAAGACTAGTTTCTTGGGAAGTATTTCCAGCAAATCATGAAGCAGCTTTGTATGCATTTAGTAATAAAGAAGAATTAAATAAAACAATAGAAACTAACCACGTATACGAAAAAAGGAAAAAGTAACATGCAAATACCACTATTTAAACCACAGACTGAATGGCTACCACCAGAAAATTTTCCAGACTTATCTAAGTATGATGAGATAGCAATTGATTTAGAAACCAAAGACCCGGACCTTACAAAGATGGGATCAGGATCTATAGTTGGTAAAGGTGATGTTGTGGGTATTGCGGTAGCTGTTAAAGGTTGGTCTGGTTATTATCCTATTGCTCATGAAGGTGGTGGTAACATGAGTCGAGCAAAAGTTTTAAAATGGTTTCAAGGTGTACTTAGTACACCCGCAGATAAAATCTTTCACAACGCCATGTATGACGTGTGTTGGATTAAAGCGCTTAGTTTAAGTATCAGCGGTAGAGTTGTGGACACGATGATTGCTTCGGCCCTTGTTGATGAAAATCAAATGCGCTATGACTTAAACAATTGTGCTAAAAGATACACCGGCAAAACAAAAAATGAAAGTGATTTATATGCAGCAGCAAAAGATTGGGGTGTTGACGCCAAGGCAGAAATGTATAAACTACCTGCCATTTATGTTGGTGCATACGCAGAAAAAGATGCAGAGATAACTATAGAGTTATGGCAAGAACTTAAAAAAGAAATACTTCACCAAGATATACAATCTATTTTTGATATGGAGACTGAGTTGTTTCCTTGTTTGGTTGATATGCGTTTCCTAGGGGTGCGGGTAGACGTGACAGCAGCCAATCAATTAAAAACAAAACTGACCAAAGAAGAAGAATCATTATTACACCAAGTGAAAAAAGAAACAGGAGTAGATACGCAAATATGGGCTGCAAGATCGATAGCTCAAGTCTTCGATAAATTGAAACTAGATTATGATAGAACTGAAAAAACACAGGCTCCTTCCTTTACTAAAAATTTTTTACAGAATCACCCCCACCCAACTGTGAAACGAATTGCCCAGGCCCGTGAAATAAACAAGGCCCATACCACGTTTATTGATACCATATTAAAGCATTCACATAAAGGTAGAATTCATGCTGATATAAATCAAT